TTGAACGATAATGTTTCCTGTTCCGTCAAAGTAACACTAACGATGCTCTCGTCCTCATCAATTTCAAGGTCTTCACCTGTCTTGGTAAGGCTAATAGATGAACCCTGTGTAATGGTCACATAGAAGTCCTTGACAAGGTCAAAGTCAATGCCACCCAGCTTTATCTTTACTGTCGGTGTAGTTCCTCTTCTCATTATTTCACCACCCTTTTTAGACAAAATAAAACCATCCCTCGGATCAGGATGGTTAAGTTACTTAATTCTGTGGCAGAACCGAAAAGTCTGAATTGTTTAATGCTTTCTGGTATTGCCTATGGATATATTTCATTGCTTCCTCGACAAGGTCATTATCGAGGTCATTACTTTCAATGTATCGGTCATATGCCTGACAGGACTTCAAAGCCTTTTTCCACTCTTCTCTGGTAAATCTCTCATTCTTCAAGAGTCTGTCCTGTACTGCAAGAATGTTGTTTCTGTAAGATTCTGCAACGTGTTCATCAATCTTACTGTCCACCCTCTCAACCTTTACCTCAAGTTTGGCAATGTCCTCTCGCATTCCAGAGTTAAACCTGTTGCCAAGCCATTGAATTGGGTTAATTTTTATCGGTGTTATCTCCACGAATACTGTAAGTATTACAAAGACAACTCCACCAATTCCTAAATAGTTCATTATTGTTGTCATATTATCACCCCTTTTCTATCCGTTATAATTTGAACTGATGTTGTCCATAATGTCATTTATTCCCGATATAGTCCTTGACAATGCGACAACGTGAACTGTATTTCCGTCTGCTAACTGAATGTCAATCCAATCACCCACCTCAATATATGGAACGCCTAAACAATCCATCTCGGTGGCAATGAAATTTGCTTTTTTTAATGCAGATGCAATTTTATCCACACACGTTAATATTTCCGAAGCAGTACACATACCGTTAGATATAAATAAGTTATCCGATAAATCATATTCAAGGAAATCCTCATAATCCTCATAGTATGTACCGTCATTCTTTGAAATCTTAAATGTAACTGATTTGCTTGTGCTATCTATAGTATACTTGCAAATTACTTTACCATACTTAAAACTTTCATCATCAAACCAACAGGTATGATAATCCGAACGTGTAAAAAGTGGTTTCCCAGAAACGTAGCTGGAAAATTTAAACAGTTCATATTCCCTAATTGCCCCTATTGAATTAGCCGTGTGCAATCTCGTTTTTCTTAAAATGGCAACGTTCATCTCACAAAATGCTTTTGCAATTTCATTTAACGAGTATGTCAGATCATTGCAGATAAAACTTTTTTTGGTGCTATCTACGGCTGCCCTTGATACTGATATTGTCGGCGAAACAACAGAACTCTGCTTTTTTTTATATTGATAAAACGAGCCGTCAAAATCAAGTGGATAATCAAAAATCACATCAACTATTTCACTATCCTTATATAAATATATGTCTTGAAGTTGAACGCATCGTTTTAATGTAAAACTAACTTTGCTCTGTGATGTTGTAGGGACATTAATAAACGGATAAAAGTATCGTGAATACTCCGAAACAGAAACAGAAGCCGTGCCCGATGATAACGGATAAGTTATCGTTGCCGTAGGCATCACAAACTTCTTTATCTCCTCAAGAAAGAACTCATATGCTTCATCGTAATCTATTACTACTGATGAGTCTTGCTTTAATGCGGTCGCAGCCCTGTCTGCAATGGATTCATATATCTTTTTATAGTTTGCGTTATCAGTTCCACTATGATAGAACAAATTATTCATATTTATATAAGCACAGGTATATGAATTAAAACTACACAGTATTCCTAACTTATACTTGGTTTTTTTGTATTGTATGTATTCTCTGCCATAACTTTGTTGTGAAGTGAGTTGTGTTTCACTAAAATTACTATCTGGCAAAAGTCCCTTAATGTTAGAATACAAATAACAAGCAGTATCAAAGGAATAGTCTACATTGCTTAACACAGGAATTGACAGTTTCTTAATTTCCAACTCTGACAATCCCCTAACATTATTAATCTTTAACTTATGGCTTTGGCTTTCCTCATACCCAAAAGAATATGCTTCGATTTCACGGATTCCGATGTCATCTGCCTGTCTTTTGCAAGTTACAATCTTGTATCTGCCGTAGTAAATCGGAAATGCCTGACATCCCATTGCCGATGATTTATACGTTCCAGAACCGTCATAGGTTAATCCTGTTGTATCAATTTCAAGATAGCACTCTATTTCCTTTCCCTTGATATCATTAAGTGTGACACACGAAAACTTAACCATACTCGCATTATTTGCACCGAATTTTATCTCGTTTCCATCACTTATGGACTCCGTCATGCTAAATGTATCTTGGATTATTTCATCATTGTTAATGTCAGGATAAGAACCATCCACAAAAACGATTCTCATATTCTTTTGTGTTGAACCGTTTTTTATTACCTCAATTACATTACTTGGTACAGTAATCATCTGCCTACCCCATTAGTATTCTACAAACTTAAATGTGCATTCCTTGTAGAAAATCTCATCGTTATATGTGCCGTAAATTTGAAAAGCCAGGTTGGAACTCAAATACATATGATGCCCTGATGACATCGTGCCAAGTTCGGGATCATAATACGAACAGTTCTTGCTATCCCTTTCGTTGAAATTCACATATGAGTCTTTGATGGCTTTCATCAGTTTTGTCATCTGTGCCTGTTTCATTGGGATAGTATTGAACTCAACTTGAGTTGCCGTATGCTTTAAGGCATTCCTATGCAGAAGTCCGTTGGCATCTCTGTAGGCATTCAAGTCCTGTCTTGAAGCTGGTGTAACCTTATAGGTTTCGGCTCTTATTAGATTTTTGAAATCTGCGTTTCCAAACTTAAAAAGTGTAATAGCCATAATTTATACCACCTCATATAAAAAGAGGTGCAGAATCATCTCCTACACCTCTACAACACTATGTTAGGCAAAAGCATTATTGCCTGTTCGTCTTTGGTAACTTCTCGCAGAACCCTGAACCGACTTGAACAATGTCTGTGCATTAATTCCATTGTCTTTCGCAAGAATCTGTCGAAGTAACTCATTCTGCTCACGGAGAAGAGCATTGCCTTGTGCATTGGCATTAGCAACACCTTGCGTGATACCCTCAACAATCTGTCCGTTATTGGCAACTGATGTCTTTCCACCAATCTGCCCTACCATCTCTGGCATTCCGTTCTCTCTTGCATAGAAGAGTTCGCCTGTCTTCGGGAAACCACCTGTCGCATAACCACCAACAGGACTACCACCCTTGCCACCATTCTTATTAACATTGGCATTGATGTTAAATGTAATTGTCTGTCCGTTGAGTGAATTAAGATTATCGGTAAATGTCTTTAGGTTAGTATTGAGTGTATCAAACTGTGTATTGACCTCTTCCACCGCAGTTTTTGTTTTTCCACCAAAGTGAGTAAATGCTCTAACTGCCTCGGTATCAAATGTCTTCGCAGCATTCTTGGACTCATCACATCCGTCAACAAGTAACTGTTTGGCAGCATCATACTTATTACCCATTTCTTCGGATTCTGTGCCAACCTCTTTTACACTTGTGACTACTTCGCCATTCTTTTGAGTGACAGTATCCATTGATGTTCCGTAATTATCACTAATGGTATCAAGTACCGTTGAAACATCCTTATTCGCAGTTCCAATTGCATCGACAAATTCCTGAATATCAGTTTGATATGTGTCGGATATTATTGCTGGGAACGAGAATCCGTCAAAGTTTTCAGGGTCAATATCATACGTTGTAATGGCTGCGGTAATCTCATCTAATGCATCGGTTGCCCATCCAGCCCCATCAACACCCATCTGTCCTAATGACTCTTCAATGGCATCGGAAATAGGTTTAACGTAGTTTGCTTTATAGAGGTCAATTTCCTTTGTTTGGAACTCACCCTTTGTGGATGCACCCGATAACATACGGTCAAGTGATGACATTTCATCCCACTTATCACCAGCATCCTTAATGACATCATCAAGTCCACTAATAAGTTCTTTTTGAATATTATCGGTGTAAGTTGTAACTGCCGAAAGTGTTTCGTCCTCAACGGATTTAATAGCATCTGGTATATCGTTCCTCATTGACTCAAGTTGAGCAACAAGTCCTGTGTCACCAGTTTTCTGTGCATTATCAATAGCACTTTTAAATGCTTTTGTTTCCGATACCGCATACTCATCAAGTTTCTCTTTAGCATTTTCATACGATTGAGAAATGTTATCGAGAGATTCCTTGAGGTTGTCAAGACCCTTTTCGTTCGTCAGACTACTGTAATCAATCTTATTTGTGCTAATTGTACTGTACAGGTCTTCAGTAACTTCGTTTGTCTTTTGGGTTACACCAGATAACTCTAACAGTTGTGCTTGTAACTCTGCAAATTGAGGGTTATTTGGTGACATTCCCCGAAGTTTCTCTTCGGTTTCAACAATTTGGTTTGCAATCTCTTGGTCAACTCCAAGAATGTTTGCCATTATTTCTGTGGTGTTATATCCCTTTTCTTCAAAGTAATCATGCAAGATACCACCTTGACCAATAGCACCCTGAAGAGTAAGCTCAAGTTCGCCAAACCGAAGTTTCGCAGCCTCAACCAAGTCGGAAAAATATCCCTTTAACTTTTCGACATCTTCCTCCGTAACAATAGCAGCCTCGTTCATCTTGAAACTGATAAGTCCAATTGACTCACCAAGACCATTTATTTCATCCGTTACGGTAGCAATGTTATCAGAATGTCTTGTGATATTACCAAGGGATACACCTAAACCGTCAATTTCATTTGCAATGCCATTACCAGCTAAAGATACATCCGTTCCATCGTGCTTAAATGCTTTTGATAAGGTGGTCTGAATTTCAGACATTCTCTTTTCGTGTTCTGCATTTTCTAATGCCTTGCCAACGGCAAGACCAATCGCAGCGGCAATAGTAATTGACAATCCAGCTGCCAATACGGCTGGTGTTATTGTGGCAAGTGCCGATTCTACCGCAAAATTCAAAGTTTTGGAAAGTGCCACCTTAATTGCACCACCAAACTTGAGCAACGAACTTGCGAGAAGTTTTCCAGCTTTTACTGCGAAGAATACTTCAAGTCCCTTTATTGCAAGAGTTCCGACCTTATCCCACTTGATTTCCGAAAAGAATCCACCCAATGTTTCGGTGAAAGCATCAATGAACTTACTGAAATCAAGTTCATTGACAAGACTAACAAGAAAATCAATTGCAGCCTGAACAATAGCACCAAGTGTTTTGCCAATCTGTTTCCAATCAATTTTCTCAATTGACCTCATTATCTGTTTGCCAATATTCTCTCCAAGTTTATCCCATTTTACTTTCTTGACAAAAGTGTACATACTACTAAACAGGATATTAATTGATTGCGAGAATGTTTCGGATATATTGTCCCACCTAAACTTGGCAATAAACGTATTAATGGCTTCTGCCATTCCCTTTGCACCATTCTCAAAGGTTTCGGCAATCAAATCCCAATCAATAGTTTCAAAGATTCCGTTAAAGAATTCTGCAATGAATTTTCCAATAGAATCCCAATGAAGTGACTTGATAAATTGGTTCAGTAACTCAAAGCCTGTGTTAATTGCTTCTCCAAGTGTATGACCTAACCACCATCCAAGTGTACCAAACTCATTTTCAGACTCGATAAATCCGTTAATGAATGTAGCAAATGACTTACCAATCTTTCTCGCAAGTGCCTTGATTCTATCCCAAGGAATCTCTTGAAGTGCTTTAAGCAGAGCCATTCCAAGGTCATGCCCTAAATCGTAGAAATCACCTAATGCCCAAGCCTTTTTGAGTCTTTCTGCTAACTTCTTCCACTTGTCATCGATGTCTTCCTCGGAGAATTTTCCACCTGATGAAGAACCACCACCACCTGAACTATCGTTGGTTGTAATATTATTGAGTTCATCAAACGATGCAAGTTGCTTATTTAATTTTTTCGCACTTCCTGATGCCTTATCAAGTGACTTTGCATAATCATCTGCGAGTCCACCAGCCTTTGTCCAAGTAGACTTTCCTGTGAGTGCAGAAATCAACTGATTAATAGCATTAACTGCCCTGATACACATCTGTATGATGTAGTTCAAAGCTGGTGCAAGTGCATTTATTAATGGAGAAACGGCAGCTGCAATAGAATTGCCTAACTGTCGCAGAGAATTCCATAAAAGAGATACAGATGCATTAAACACGGTACTCTGTTGTGCGAGGCTATTGAAACCATCCCCAATACCTTTAATGACAGAACGGAGTGCAGTTCTCATAACCATCAAACGGAGCATCTTATAGGTTCTCGCAAGACTCTTGTATGCCTTTCCAATAGCCGTAGTAAGTCCAGAGAAACCTCTTCTAATAGCCGTGATAGGTAATGCAATGGATGCAACCTTAATTCCAAGTGTGCCTAATGCCGAAGCAAAACGCATAACTGTGTTAAGGGCAGAAGAAAGACTTGCCTTTAGTTCATTGGCAGCCTTATTAATTGCCTGAAAATTAAGTGCATATCCACCACCACCGATTTTTGACAGTTGCTCCTGAATCTGCATAAGGTCTTTATACTTTTGGAGAAGTCCGTCAAGTTGTGCCTGTGCCTGTTTGCCCTTGTCGGTATTCGCAAAGTTAGAGTCCTTTTCCGCAGCTTTATTCATCTGCTCTACAAGTCTGTTATATGCTTTTTCAATTGTCTTTAACTGACTTTCAACTTCCTTGAGTTTATCCGTCTTAACAGTAATGCCAAGTCCCTGTGTCTTCTCACGGAACTCCATAATTTTGCTTGTAGATTTTTCAACAACCCTGTTAAGTTCTTCCCACTTTGTCTTTGCTTCAGGAGAGAGTTCGGGTGCCGCTGCACTTACTTTGTCACCCTTTATTCCATCAGTATTGATTGCTCCTGGTTTACTTACAGAATCGGTTGATGAATCGATTTTTTCCTTTGCTTTAGTTGCGGTCTTGGATGCACTATCAAGTGCTTTGCTCATCCTCTGTACACCCTTAACGGCATCGGCACTACCACAAACTTTGTTAATGGTTCTCATCGCACTTTCAGCATTACTTGCCGTTGAAGTGAATGCCTTACCAAGTTGCTCCACCATATTCTTGGTGTTGGTGATATTAGAACGCATATCAGGTTTTCCAAAAAGGTTATCCATCTTGGAAATTACACTTGTCAGTTTATCGTCTAACTTTGTAAGTGCATCAAGTGCCTGACTTGCTTCGGATTTAATTTGTATTTCTAAAGAATCAACTTTCATCCTTGTTTTCCTCTTGAAGTGCCTTATGGTTTTCGAAGTTAATCTGCATCAATGCCAAACGCATAAACAGGTCTTCGTTACCCTTGCGAATCTCTTCTTCTGTTAGTTCATGCGGTTCTTCACCAAACAACTCATATGGTTTATCAGGATACTGATGGGGTTTCTGTCCCTTGCCCCTAAACATATTTCCGACAGTTGCATACAATGATTCCACCACATACATACCCATAACGTGCATCATCATATTTTGGTCTTCTACTCTTCTTTTATATGCCTTGTAATGGATATTAAGTATGTGGGGGTTCATTTCTCCAACCTGGTCATAAGGGATTCCAATTGCAATTGCTATTGGATATATCTCTTCCTCATATTGCTCCCTTAATGATCCGTAGGTTTTTCTTTTTACTTGCTCTTCGAATTGCTCTCCGCTTCGTTCTTGACGGTCTGACGAAAAAAACCAGACTGCTTCATCATCTCCCCGACTACTTCCATAATCTCGTCAAGAGTTCCGTCTGCAAGAAGATGTGCCTCAAGTTCATCACCAGCTCTCTCAACAGAGCAGTTAAGACATACGGAAAGATATGCCCTGATAAAACTGATATGCATTGTTTGCATTTTATCGATTGAAATGCCTGACTCCTCAAAGTCGCACATTACGTTCACACTAAAAGGTTTTGCTACATACTCTTTGCCATTGAGTTTGAATTTCTTTGCCATCTTTTTTTGCCCTTTCTTTTTTTAAATAGGAAAAGGGGCAGACATAATGTCCACCCCAAAACCCGAAGTTTGAATATGAAGAAAAAAACTACTATGCGATAGTAGGTGCTACACCTGTTCCGTCACCGATGTAATCAACGATTGAGAATGTAAGAGTTACAACCATCAGCTCGTTCTGATTCATCTCGGGAAGAGGAATATGCAGAGGGGGTTCAACGATTACGAAGAATGACTTCTTCATTGTGGGTGAGTAAACATCAATCCACATTACATCGTTTGCAGCCTTACCCTTGTATGCAGTAATCATTGCCTTGATTTCTGTGATTGTATCAGTTGTAAGGTTTACACCAACTTCCCAAGTTCCACCTGTATCCTGTCTACCAGCGATGTACTTTGAAATCTCGTCTTCCATAGCAGAAGCATCAATTGTTTCTGTTGAAAGTGAGATACCACCGATTGAGTTAATTCTCTCAATTCTGGTAAACGCAGAGGGGGGAGTTGTTGCAGATGAGTCGATTGCCCAACCAAGTTGAACACCAAGGGTTGAAATACCGGCAATAGCCGTAGGAGTTCCAGCCATATTATCCACCTTTCTATTACTCTTAAAAGTAATTTATTATTTGCTTGTTATATTAATCAAAGGAATCCCCTTGACCAATTACTCTTCTAAATCGACCAATCCCAATATACATCTCGGAATCGGTCTGGATTTCAGGCAACACAACTACATCGAAATATAGTTGCTTGAATGCTTTCAGTATCTCTACCAAAATTGCCTTGCAATCACTTTTCTTTGTGTTTACAGATACCTTGAGTTCAAAGGTTGACAGGATTCCGTTAATATCCTGACCACATAGGTCTTGACCCTTTTCAACTCCATTTAACTCATGCAGATATACTGTGTAGGGTTTGGTAACATTCTCCGTGAGTTCATCCGATGTGGTGTAATAGATGCCAGGGAACTTCTTTGAGAGTGTCTTTTCTGTCATACCCTTTATTCTTGTAAATATACGGCTCTCATTATCGAGAACCCAAGAGTTATCAACTTCCACCGAATACACTCCTTGCTATCGTTCCAATCTGTTCTAACATTTCCATCATTGCATTGTGTATGGGATGCGTAGGTGTTTCACCATACGATGTATGCACATATCCGTTTCCTGTCCTGATTCCACCCATTCCGTTTTCATCTGTAGGATTATCATCTTTCCAAGTCCATCCCATAGGATTATTTGCGTGTTTCTGTCCAGGGAATGTTCCCTGACCAGCACCTGGGTTTTCCTCGACAAGAACCTCGGCTTTCCAACCTGAACCAAACTCTGCCATCATTATCGGACTAACTTGATCCGTACTGCCACCTCTCCATACTCTTGTGATTGTGGTAATGTCCTCTGCATAAATAGTGATTTCATTACCTTGTCTGCGAGATGAGAATTTCACATAACCCTGATACTTACCCATATTCTGTTCTGCGACATCGATGCCGACATCTGCAAGTGCTTTGATGAAATCAATATTCCGTAACTCAATGGTTCGTTTATATCTCTCTATCTGTCTTCTTGCTTTTTCGAACTCACTTATGGATAGTTTTTTAATGGTTATTGTTTTAGGCATTGTTGTTTCTCTGTAACAGGAAGAAATCCCATTGGAGTCTGTCCGTCAGTATGCCCTTGACAGTAAAGTCTGCCGTGGACTCATCAGGAATCTTATGCTCCTCGTCTTTCCATCCTATCGGTGTTTCAAGCCAAATCTTTGTGCCATACACTAATGGGCATTCCGCTCTTTGCAGTTTACTCAACTTGAGTTGTGAATAAACCGAAGATTGGTCTACACCCCATTCCCTTGCTTGTAACTCATTGAGTTGAGCATTGATACTTGCCCAAAATTCCACAGGTTCTTTGAAGAAGTCCTCTACAGTTCCTGTGTCCCTATAAACAGGGTTTCCGTCATCGTCTGTATACTCAACTATCTTGTTACCATCCTCGTCATACTCATAAACCACTTGGTCTTTTAAATACAACGAGTAATACATTTTTTGTCTATTTATCCTTTGTGTCCTTGGATGTTTCATAAGTTCTGGTTCTCCCACCACCTACCGACCAGGTCTATCCCTACGGAGCAATGCCCCATGCTCAATCTTCTATAGAACCGTTACAAACGGAATTACATCAGCTAAAAGTGATTCCCTCTTAACGTAAGTTCGGGTTTCTCCGTTCTCATTGTTTTGAGTTTCGAAGTCTGCACCCTCTTTTACATAGTCATACATTGCAAGTTTGATTACCACTTGCTTGTAATTCTCAAGGTCTTCCTCTATTTGATCTTCCGTCCAAGAACTTGGATACTTGCGAGTAGTCCTTACATCCTGAATTGCTTCTCTAATGAGTTGCTCAAGAATAGGATTCTCTTCAGGTTGGTTGAACACAATTCCACCATCCGTGTCTGTGCTAAACTGTCGCAGCCTAATTTTCAGTTGTTCAAGAATTGTGTATTCATCCATACCCTTTTACCTTAAAGTCGGTCTGCGATTAAATGCTTTAATCTTGCACCGCTTGTCTTGTCTGCATCTTCAATGCCCATCTCGGTTGCCACCTTACGGAGTTCCTCTACCGACATCTTCTGGACATCTGTCTTTGTGATACTGCTCTGCTTATTTTCTAAAGGCTTTTCGGCAGAAGCACCAGGCGAGGGAACTTCCTCACCTGGATAAACCCATTTGCCGTTAACCTTGGTCTTATACTCTAAAACCATCGTTAACTCCTTATCTGTAATTATGCCTTAACCTTGAATGTGAATACAGAATCCATACCCTCATATGTGGGAAGTCCAAGCATAGATACTACGGAATGTGTATTTACAGGATGGTTTGTAGCATATGTGTAGATTGAAATTCCTGTGTCAACTGTTGAAAGAGAACCTGTCAGGACATCACCTGATCTCTCCTCGGGAGTTGTACCGAATACGAAGTCACCAAGGTAAACCCCAGCACTCTGGCAAGAAATGTAACCTGTAGGAACGAAATACTTTGCAGTACCACTCTCATCCTTGTACATCTTGTCATAAATCTCAATCTCGATGCCATACTCTGCAAGGTAGTCAATAACCTGACTCTGCTTCATACGGATACCAGCATTTGCAGCGGTAACACCAAGAACCTGAAGTTTTGTATCGTTTGCATCAATGAGGAGCTGGAATGTTTCCGTATTCATTGTGAAACGTGAAAGGCTATAGCCTGTATTCTTTGCAAAATCTCTCTTGATATCAATCAAATCCTGGAGAGGTGTTGCAGTTGTCTTCTTGTCCCAAGCATCTGTAGAAGATGCAGAGATGTCTGAATAGTTAGATGCAAGGTAAGCACTCTGGTCTGCACTATCGATATAACCGATTGTGTAAGAAGATGAACCAACCTTAACCTCTACCTTGGGAACACCATTTGCGGGGCAAAGGAGCTGCCAAATCATTCTCTCGGGGATGACTCTTGCACCACGAACGAGGTCGATAGGCTTCTTCATAATGTTCTGAAGAACCTGGTTAGCATACTGTACATTCGTTGACTCAACGAATGATGCGTACTCCTGTTCCTCTTTCTCTGTTACCATAATTGACTCACGGAAGAAAGGCATCTCGTTCTGTACCTCGGTGAATCCGATTCCGTCACGAAGTTCTGCCTGTGCATCAAAAGCTGATGCCTTGAGGGAAACAGGAAGTCCATTCTTTCCCTTGATGAACTTCAGGTCAAGTCCCTGTTGCTTTCTTGTGCCAAACTTTGACCTGCCAAGAAAAGGTGCTTCACCAAGTGTCTGCTGATAATTGTTCCATGCCATACCAATGGCTCTGGCTGTGAATACATCACTTAAAGGTCTTACTGTAGACATTGTTTATTCTCCTTTCTAATTAGCAAAATGTAACTCTGGGAGTTGCACTCTTTGCGGTTGATGCTACTGTGATTCCGTTAGCAGTAAGTTTTGCGGTATCAATTGAACCCTGATATACTGCAACACCCATCGCATCACCCTGTGTTACATTGACATCGTGAAGAAGATAACCCTTGCAAGTTGCATCATTTGCGGGGAACGGAGTTCCAGCCTTTACAATCTTGTTGCCGTTAGCATCTGCACTACTTACCATTGACTCGGGAACGAGAACGGCAGCACCCTCATAGGGGAAATACTTGAGAATACCAATTTCTGTTGCGTATGAGTTGGTCTTTACTCTACCCATTTTTTAATTCCTCCAATCATAATTTATAATAGTCTTTCTGCTCCTGACTCGGTGCAGAATTACCAAATACCAGGCTTTCTGCGTTTTCCACATCGACCGGTTTTGTTTCCTTGTCTTCACCCTTTCCACCATCAGGATTAGGTGTGTCTGCCAACTTCTGCTTTTCATAGTTAGCAACGGCAGACTTCTCTCTGTCGGCAATGATCTGTCCAAGCAACGAAGCATCGAACGTGCCACTTGAAATGCTCTCAATCAACTTGTCTGCACTCTCACCAACGATTCCTGATGTAGCAAGGTCTGCCTTTAACTGCATTACCTTAATCTGCTTTTCCATCTCGGCTACTCTGTTATTAGCCTGTTCCGTTGCTTTGTTTGCCTTTTCAATCTCCGAAAGGTTTGCATTGTTGATTTCGTCAAGTTGCTTCTGGAGTTCGGCAGCCTTATTCGCATCATTCTTATATGCCTCGGCTCTGTCTTTCTCCCTCTTTGTTTCCGAACCGACCTGGTTGAGGTAGTTTGTTACCTGTTCATCCGTTGGTTCTGTGATTCCAAGTGATACTAAAAAATCTTTTGCCTGTTGTCTTGTTGCCATTTCCTTACCTCTTTTCTTCCCAACGATTTGATAACGCAGTTCACTCTGCAAGGGGACTCTATTTTACGCATAGTTGCAATGTATAAAATAAAAAAGACTCGGCATCACCGAATCTTTGCTATCTTTTATGAGTATTCGCAGACACATCTGCAATTGACTATCTCGTCAGCTGGCAAATCAGGATCGTGCGGATATCTTGCCGGAAATCCACCCACCATAAAGTAGTCATTTATCGGAACTGTCTGTCCGTGGATGTCATTGTGGGTGTCACGGACTTTCTCGTCCATCATTGTCACCCAGGTCTTGATGGTTTTGCCTGATGCAATCGCAATTTCCTCTGCAATGGAGTTACCAATCGTGTTGGTTTCCGTTTCCGCACAGATAACTGCCCTTTCAACAGAACCAAAATAAGGTTCGTCAGGATGTTTTATCGTTGTATCTGCCATTTCCCTGACGATTCCGTCAATGTAAGGTTCGATAACCCCTTGCAGATACCCTTGTAGAGTTGTGTGGAGCGATTCCTGACCATCTAACGAGTAGTCCAAGTATTTCACCACTACATCCTTGTAACGCACTCCAAATGCTTCACAGACATCATTGATGATTGTCGCATCATCCTTATTGAGTTTCTGCATCGCATACACACGCACAAACATAGCATAGAAGATGTCAAACAACTCCCATGCCATATCGATTCTGCGTTTCTTTTCCTCTTCGGGAAGTTCCATCGGCTCAAAGAATGTTTCCAGATTATTCAGTTGGTCGAAGTTTTGAGTTTGTGCCATTTGTCATCACCATTTTGAGTTGTTAATGTTCTCTCAACACTCCAACCTCTCCGTAACCTTTGCCTTATTACCCTGTGGTCAATCCCTAATTCCCTTGACCATTCCGCAATAGTCATACACTTCCCATTGTATTCAAGTCTAACGTTATTACTCTTATTATTTGCCTGTTCAACCAAACCAACCCATCTGCAATTTGATGGCTCGTAATTTCCATTAACATCAACTCTGTCAATAGTTTTTTTATCGTCATATCCGTTAGACATTGCCCACTCTTTAAAACTATCAAACGAATCTGCCCATTCCTTGCAAACGGATATCCCCCTCTGTCCGTAAAACTCATAACTATCGGTGCGAGGATTTGCACATCTGTTTTTCATATTGCACCAAGCGAAATAAAGCCTATCATTTGATAGTCCGTGAGTTCTCAATCTTTTGGCAGCATTTTCACGAAATACGCATCCACAACTTGTAGTATGACCCGATATAAGGTTTGACAACGATGTGGTTATTTCATTTCCGCACTCGCACTTACATATCCACATTGAGTGATTGCTTTTGTCAATTCCACCAAAACCCAAAACCGACAACCTTGAGAATTTTTGTCCTGTAATATCTTTTCTCATTTCTCTCCACCTTTCTGTAAAAAGCAGAGAGTGGTGGGAGCATACCCCACCATGCGTTACTCTCGACTGTTATCTCTTGTATCTATTTTACCGTTATCTCCCTGATTTATCAGCACAGTAGACTCGGCAACCTCTTCAACCTGTTGCGTTGGTTGTGTTTCAGGATATAGGATTTCCATCCTCTTTCGGCTTTCAATAGCAACCTGTTCAGGATCACTAAAGAGTCCACAAGTTTTAATTGCTCTGGACGAGTTTATTCCACTTGTCAATAGCATCTGTAAGGTCTGTGCCTTAACTTGCATATTGTCAGCTTTTGACCTTGGAATCTTTATTTCCACATCTTTTGGTGTTAGTGTGCATCCACGATTTATCCTTAATCTGTTAAGGATGATTCGCAACATCTTCTTTTCTGCCCTTTTGAAAACAGGTTCAGCAATTTCTGCTCTTTGTTCCTGTTCAAACCAACCATTTCGAAGTGTTACCGCACCCTGTGTATCACCTGACGATGTTGAATTTCTATTAGCAATGCCCTGAATGACAAGAAGTTTTTCGTAATGGTCTGAAACGGCAACCTGTGACTCCGTCTGGTTGAGTTCCGTTGTCATCACATCGACATCTGCCTTGTTATCACTACCATTATTGGACTTGACTACCAAAGCACCCTCAAGCCTCATCCTTGCAAATGTTTCAGGGTCGATTTCGCAGTTAATGAACTTAATCCAGCTTGATACGAACTGCTCAATTCCATTTGAGCGGTCACTTGCCATCTTGTTGATCTCGTCTGTAAGTCCGATTGTTATCTCAATGTCCGAAATTCTTCTTTCGTTGTTGGGATACTCTATAACAGGAATAGCATAATTGCCGTTGACCCCACTCTTGACAACCTTGCCGTCCATAATCTTGAACCACTCGGTGTTTGTGAAGCACATATAAACCGTACGATTTTCCTCGTCTTCACGGATTTGGCAACTGAAAGCTGGGTTTCCGTCATTGTAGTATGCTACAAATGTGTATCTTGGGTCTTCGGTATGCAGACAGAAGTCAGTTTCATCCATCAGGGGGTTATGACCCTCGTCATTGCCGATATATCTGAAGGCAGTTCCGCAGATGCTTCTCCATCTGCAAAGGGAGATGTCATAATATGGCTTGTCTTCGCTCTCCATAATGTCATTGAGTTCCGCAAGTTGCTCCGACTTATCTTCCTCTGTGCCACGGAGAACATACTGAATAGGTTCTCCGACCATTTCCGCAACCTTTGTTTCGACAATCATATATGCCAGGTTCTCTACTATCTTGTTGTTGACTTCAGGACGGACTTCCTTGCTCCTGTAAAGGATAGGTTGGTCACCTCTGTAGTATCCGTCAAGGTAATCAATCTCCCTTGCGTTCACCTGATGCACAGGAATGGCTTTTGCAAGTTCGTCTGCAATGTTACTGCCGTCAATCTTATTTTTGTTTGTAAAAATCACCTTTCGACCAAAGTTGTTTCTGCATACCCTGTCAAACGGTTCATAATTTTTAACGTGATTGTAAAAGTATTGCATCAGTAAAATCTCACTCCACTTGCACATACCCTCTTGGGTAATGGTTTGGTTTCTATCTTGTCTTCCTGTGGTTTGTAAACCACCAGATGTCTGCACCTGAAACATTGTGCCGATATATTGTTTTGTCCTCTCCCATCGTGCTTCATCACATAATCACCACACGATGGGCAATAAATTCGTCTTAACATATCAAAAAAGCACCTACATTACTGCAGATGCCCCTGTGTTTTTCGTTCACGCACTTTCTCACACTATCATAATAACCTTTTTAGATTGTGATTTGTGTGAATGTTGCTATTTTCTTGGAAATGGTGCTTCTTTCATACCCCATTTCGTCTGCAATCTCTTGATCCGTGAGTCCCTCGATGTACTTGTATTGGATTATCTGCCGTAAATCAAGGTCAGGTATGTCCTCAATCGCAATATCTATCTCCAATTCAAAATCTTCGTACTCTTTCTGCCTTGCCATAAGGTCAACCATAAGCTGACGAATCTTTTTCTGCCGTTCCCTGTCAGATTTCACGTTTGGTGCAGATATCTCAAAGTGCTTTTCCGCATACGGATACTGACTCATCGACCCTTTTACCATTCCGTGTTCACTAACGAGTGGATGGTCTTGGTAATATTCAAGTTTTCTCTGGATTCTCCTGATTTCCCTCTCCATCCTGGAGTATTTTTCAAGGTTTTCTCTCGTCAGTATCTTCATTTCGGCATCCTCAAGTTACAACAATCGTCCTTGTTGTAGTTCACGGCTTCTTTCCAGTATTCGTAATGCTCATCCACATCCTCGCAGACGGATATCTGGTCAAAGCCTGTTATTCTTGACAGATATACGCACTTCCTGTCCAACGGCAGATGCTTATACCCAGCGTGTTTAACCGTGTATTCCGTATAGTCAAGTGGCAACCACTTCTCAATCCAATGGTTTACCCTCAAGAACTCCACCTGAATCTTGTCACACCTGATGGAATTGAGTTTATCGTAATCAACAAACTGTGGGATGTATGGTGACAACCTTACCGCAACATCAAATCCGTTATCCTGAAGTGTTTCAACTGCCTTGATCCGTCTGTCAACCTTTACGGCTTTCTCGCATGGGGCAAACGTGATGCTTATCTGTATGTGTGCAAGGTTCTTGTCGAGGATGTCAAGATATTCAAGGATAAGGTCACTCTTTGTGACTATCAGGTAATGCACACCCCTTTCGTTGAGTGCCTTTATCGTTTCCCTCGTCACACGGTATTCCGACTCACAAGGTTGGAAACAATCCGTCATTCCACCAAGCCTTACTGTTGTGCCAGGTTGTATTTTCCCAACCTTTCGGCATACTTTAACAGGGTCTGCCACAGACGGCTCTTTTTCATCCCATAAATTCCTGAAATCAAGTAGGGACTTCGCATAGCAGTATGCACAATCGTGCTGGCATCCGCATCCATATGTGTCAAGTCTTGTGGGATAGTTGCACTTGCTACCCTCGTTGCCCTCAACTGTCTTGTAAAAACTTTTGAATTCCTTTGCCATTACCAATACTTCTTTCTAAACGGATTTGACATTGCCTCAACCTTTGCCGGTGCGTTACGCATCTCATTCTCAAGCAATGCGAGTGAGTCAGGTGCATCATCGTGCTTGACCTTGCCAGCCCTTGTCATAGTTGTCAGCTCCCTCATAAATCTCCAATACGGAGAATTCCGTTCATAACATCTTGAGTCCTTGAAGTAGTAATACTTGATGATGTTGTCACAGGCATTCTCCATTCGGGTTATCTTGTTGCTTGTGTTGTACTTGTAACGAGCAGAACATCTTCCACCATTCTTGTCCACGATTGCCATTACATCCTTGCCGAAGTATGTTCCAGCTGCGTTGGACTCAAACGTGACAAGTTTCACGTTATGCTTGATTATCATATTCGCACATTCAGGCTTTGTGTGTTCGGCTCCCGAACTGTCAAAGACTACATCCTCGATATACACATCGTTTCCGTAAACATATGCAATCGGCATCGCACAACTGTCATCTCCTCTGTCGGCACTATCACAAGCTGCAATTATCGTGTCGGGTTCCCTATCCACAGGCAGATGCTCATATCGGTTGAGTTTATCCTCTGGGAACATCCTACCCTTTGCCTCATACGGCTCTTGTTGGAACTCGGCTGCCCACGTTTCGGGTGTAACCATCTTCCGTTCCTTTTGGTAGTATTCCGTTGTGAATATCTTCTTGCCGTCCTTGACGATTTCCCAATTGGACTCATCCGTAATCGGATCAAGTGCTGGTATTGCTATCTCTCTCCATCTCCATCCAAGTTCATCCGCTTTGCATTGCAGATGGCTTATGGGGTCATATAGGGAATACTTCGTTCCCTGGATGATGATTGGTGTTCCCTCGATTCGTCTACCAAGGATATCGTCCGTCACTTTCTCGCACAGGAACTCAAGTCTGTCACGATTTCGTGCCTCTTCGTGGTTCTTGACAGTATCATCGAGGTATAGCAGTACATTCGCCTCTGTATTACCGACTACCGATCCGTCAATCGGTCTGCAAGTGAATGTCGCAAACCTACGTTTCTCACCAAGGTGTATCGTCAGTTCCTCTGCATTCTGTGCCACCTTTATCGCATTGGGGAATATCTCAAGATACCTCTGGTACATTGCCTCGTTATCAAAGGTTTCGTTAAGTCCACCAAAGAACGATTTTACAAGTCCCTCTCCTTTTCCTGTCGCAAATATGCATCCATCAGGCTTTCTTCCACCCATCATCAGACTTAATCGGAGTCCAGAAGTTGTCTTCCCAGTTCTCTTCGGCTGCGATACCGACAGGAAATCAAGTTTTCCGTCATAAACATCCTGATATCCGTTGATGATTGGTTTCAGTTTATCTCGTCTTGGTGCATAAAACCTCTTCGCACGTTCGGTGTCCCTCTCGATATATTGAAAAAATGAGTCTACCACATATGGTGACTCTAATCTCAATGACTCCCAATATTTGATTATTAACGAATCAGGCTTCGGTTTCCGTCCAAAATGTGACTGCGATGACTCCTGGTCTAATTCCCATAATGTCTTCCCACGAAGCCGTTGTGCAAGTATCCATGCATTATTCTTCGCAAGTTTACCCATCTCCTTGCCAATCTCGACTTCGTTCTCACCAAATGCCTGTGCCTCTGCATACAGACAGGCTTCGATGACAGTTTCATCTATCGGCTTCTTCGCTATATAGTCCTTTATCGTCTTTATGTAGTTTGTAAGGTCTTTACTTGCCATATATCTATATCTCCGTTATCTAAACAACCCTTGTTGGATTTGAACCAACGTATCTATGAGTCAAAGTCATATGCCTTACCTCTTGGCTAAAGGGTTAAAAAAAGGAGTCCCTGGCTTTAACAGGCAGCCTCCGGCTGGCTTGACTTTCACCCTATGGAAAAACACATAAGAAAAAACGAGAAATGTCCACGGTGCTTTTGACACACCTTTAATCAGCTCTTGCTATGGACTCGGAGGTACTTTTAGCAATATGCCATCTGTACTATCTATGTATACCTTTTATCTATCTCTTTTTTCAAGATGGGGTCTTTTTATAAAAAAATTACTTATGGGGTTAAGCCCGCCCGCCCACCAATTCCTACTAAAGTGGTAGGGATAGTATGAATTGATACCCAAACATCCGTTCGATGTAGCCGATGATCCCCTCCCCTGGCTTTAACTATTCGCAAAATAACCA